CCCAGGGCCTGGCCACCACCCCCGGCGCAGATTTCCACCACCTTCACCGGACGTACCTGGTGATGTCGGTGTGGCCCATCCAGAGCATGGCCCGGATGACGACCCGCGCGCCCACATTCGGGCTCCGGCCCGCCCGCAGCGCATGCCACGTGCTCTGGTTCATGCCGACCTCAGTCAGGAGCCGGCGCACGCTGATGCCGCGCTGCACCCGGGCTGTCTCCAGGTGCTCCATCAGGCGCTCGGTGTTGACCATCGCCTCCCGCACGGGGATGCCAGAGAGGCCGTACATGGTCTTCCAGGGCGCGCTCACCGGGCGTCCATCGCCTTGTAGATGTCCTGCGACACAGCCGATACCTCTGCCAGATCCTGGGCCGTGATGGCCACGTTGATAAGGGTCATGAGCCGGAACCGCATGTCCTGCGGCTCGCACTGGCGGAACTCGGTGAACACCCGCTCACACTCCTCCCGGTCCATCACTGCGCGGCCGAGGATGAAGCGGCCAGCCCAGGACGCCGCCGGGTTTAGCGACACCGCCGCAGCCGACGAGCAGAACGGCAGCAGCGGCAGCGCCGTGGGGTGTACCTCCTCGGGCATCCCGAGCGCATCCAGGGCCACATCCGCCACCAGGCACATGGCGTAGAACACTCCCGGTGCGCCGTAGCCCTTGGCGATGGTGGTCAGCACCGGCTCCGCGCCCGCCAGGCCGTCATCGGCGGCGGCCATGACCATGTCCATGGACAGTTCACGCAGCTCCTGAGTCGGCTCCCACGCGCTCACCACCCCTGCCCACCCCGCCGCTGCGCTGCGGCCCGGAGCCCGCGGGTGACCCGGCCCCGGATTTCCCGCACCTCACGGATCACCGCGTGCCGGGCCACCGACGCCACGCCGAAAGCCAGGATCGCCACGATGCCGGCGAGCTGGGCAAACACACACACCCCCATCGTCAGCACTGACGACCAGGGGTAGGTGTGGAAACCCACCGCCACCATCATCCCGATCACGACGAACACCGCCGCGCCGTCCAGGAATGCACTCGCCCGCGCGAGCTGGTCAATGCTCGCCACCTCCGCGCGCCCCCGGGCCATGCGCCACTGCCTTCTCATGCGCCACACCTCTCTCCAGCCGCCCCCGACAAGCGGACACGGGGACATTAGCTGACTTTGAGCGACGGTGTGTGCACCCAGCGTGGTCGTTTCATCCCGTTAAACCACCTCTCGCGCAAGGCGAGATAGCCCCTGAGCTGGCGCAATGCCGACAGGGAACGTTAAGGAGTCCACAATGGGCAATGCCATTGGCGCCGGCCGCCGTCCCGAGCCCGACCGCAGCAGCGTCCGCAACCGGGTGCCGATCAAGTCCAACCTGGACGTGGTCAACACCCCGTTCCTCAAGGGACGCGAGCGCCAGCTCCCCCACCGCGTGCGCGAGATGGAGGACGGCGAGGGCACCTACATCGTGGCCTGGCCCGAGGTCACCATGGCCTACTGGGACAAGCTGCGGACCATGCCCCACTGCATTCTGTGGGAGGAGGTGGACTGGGAGTTTGCCCAGACCACCGCCCTGCTGCACGCCGCCGTCTGGGGCGAGGGCCGCCTGGAGAAGATGGGCGAGCTGCGGATGCGTGAGCGCGTCATGGGCATGACGGAGGAGTCGCGGCGGGCCATCACGATCCGCTACGTCGACCCCGAGCCCGACGCCGCCGCCGAGGTGCACCAGCTCAAGCCGGTCGCCAACGCCGCGCGCCGCAAGGTCCGCGCCATCGACCCCACCGCCTGATGCCCTGGCGCGGAAGCCGCGTCCCTGGCGAGTTCCCGACCCTGGGCTACACCGTGGCGGACTGGATCGAGGCCCACTGCGTCATCCCTGACGGTGACCACGTCGGCGAGCCCTACCTGCTCACCGACGAGATGGTCCGCTTCCTGCTGTTCCACTACCGCCTGGTCCCGGAGACCGGCCGGTTCTTCTATCGCCGGTCCCAGCTAGTCCGCCCGCAGAAGTGGGGCAAGGGCCCGCTGTCGGCGGCGATGATCTGCGCTGAGTGCGAGGGGCCGGTCCTGTTCGACGGCTGGGACGCCACGGGCGAGCCGGTGGGCAGGCCCTGGACCACACCGTGGGTCCAGGTCACCGCCGTCAGCCAGGACCAGACGGCGAACGTGTGGCGGTGCCTCCAGCCGATGATCGAGCTGGGGCCGCTGGCTGAGCTGATCCCGGACTCCGGGGAGACCCGGATCAACCTGCGCGGCGGCGGGCGGATCGAGCCCGTCACCGCCAGCGCCCGGTCCCGCCTGGGCCAGCGGATCACTCTGTCGGTTCAGGACGAGACTCACTCGTGGGTGGAAACCAACGGCGGGCTGCGCCTGGCAGATAACCAGCGGCGCAACCTCGCAGGCATGGGTGGCCGTGCGGTCGAGACCACCAACGCCTGGGATCCGGCCGAGCTGTCAGTGGCTCAGACGACCGCTGAATCTCCCCGAATAGACATCTACCGAGATCACAGTCTTGGGCCACCGTTTAGCCTCTCCAACAAGCGGGAGCGCCGCCGGGCCCTCAAGGCCGTCTACGGCGACTCGTGGTGGGTGGACCTGGACCGTATCGACGCCGAGGCCGACGAGCTAGCCGTGCGTGACCCGGTCCAGGCCGAGCGGTTCTTCTTCAACCGTGTCGTCGCCACGGCCGATGCCTGGCTGGACGGGGAGCTGTGGGACGCCCGGCTCAACGCCCGGCGGTACCTGGAGATCGAGCAGGGCCAGCGGGGCACCCCCATCGTGCTGGGATTCGACGGCAGCCAGTACGACGACTGGACCGGCTTCCGCGCTGAGACCCTCACCGGCTTCCAGTTCACGCCGCGCTACGGCAAGGACCGGCGCCCGGCGATGTGGAACCCGGAGGACTTCGGCGGGGAGATCCCCCGCGGCGAAGTCAGCACTGCGCTGGCCGAGATCATGGACCAGTACAACGTGGTCCGGATGTACGCCGACCCGCCCTACTGGCAGTCCGAGATCGACGCCTGGGCTGCCGAGTACGGCGACAAGCGGGTGCTCGGCTGGGAAACCCGCCGGGATGCCCAGATGACCGCCGCGCTGGAGCGCCTAGCGACCGACATCGTCTCCGGGGACCTGGAACACGATGGCTGCCCAATCACATCCGTCCACGTCCGCAACGCCCGGAAGGACCGGCGGCGCGAGGGCATCACCGTCATCCGCAAGGACCGGCCCGGCAGCCCCCGCAAGATCGACGCCGCGGTGATGGCCGCGCTGGCGCACGAGGCGGCGGGCGACTGCATCGCGGAGGGCCTGGCGCGCCAGCGGCGGTATGGGCTCTACACCGCCTAGAGGCTCATCCCCCGGCAGGTGGACCGTCGTCGCCACCGGCCGGGGGATGTTCTCCACCGCCACGACCCCGACCGCCCGGGGGTGCTCCTCCTCGTGCCAGGAGTCGGTCAGCTTGAGGATCGAGTCCCCGATGGGCCCGGCCGGGGCCTCGCCGTGGGTGGCGACCTCGTACGTCCGGCCGCAGCACTCGTAGCCGATGGCGAAGACCACGTTCACGCCGGCATCACCGCGAGGCGGGCCCCAATGACGGCCACCTTCTCGCTGAGCTTGCGCTTGAGTTTCTTCCACCCGTCGTTGTCCTTCCACAAGATCCAGATGTAGACGGCGGCGCCGATGGTGTTGCAGGCCACGCCCTGCCAGAGCCCCAAGAATGAGCAGAGCAGCACAAACAGCAGATGCCAGCAGGCGCCGGAGATGAGCGCGGCGGGCGGCAGCCGCCATCGCCGACCCATCCGCCGCAGCATCAAGGCCACGGCCGGGCCCCAGAGAGTCAAGACCACGGCAACCGCACTCATCCCCGCACCCGCCCCCTGACTCACCGCGAGATCGGCGTCCGGGCATTGCCATCAGCCCCTCCGTCGTCCACCGGGTCATGGCACGGGCACAGGCACGGCGCCTGGCAGAGCTTGCATTGCAGGCGGCAGCTCTGGTGCCGGTCGTGCTGGCAGTAGGTCGAGACGTACAGGTGCTTGGCCATCCGGCTGCGCGCCCGCAGCACCGCCGAGCGCAGGTTCGCCCACTCCATCGCCTTCACTCGCGGAACCCGCTCTTGAGGTCGTAGAACGTGGTGATCAGCCCACCGGCGATGGGCGCGAGCGGCGTCCACCAGTCGAATATGGGTGTCAGTGCCGCCACCGTCCAGGCGAACGCCGAATAGGCCAGGATGAAGGCCCAGACGGCAGCCGAGAGCTTGCTCAGCCGGAACGACTTAAGGCGAGACCAGCAAAACCGCCCATCACCACCGCGTACATCACTAGCGCCAGAATCAGCCATCCTCGTCCCCGCTTCCCAGGTAGAAGTTCATCGCCAGGGCCACGGCTGAGCCCAGCGCCATCGCCCCGGCGGCCTCCGGCCCCCACACCGCGCCCACGCCGGCCACCAGGCCGATCACGATGAGCACCACGGCGGCCCTGTTCTGCTGCTGGTAGTTCAAAACGCCAGCCCGCCCGGCTCGTCGCCTGCCACGTACTTCGGCTCGGCCGGACGGGCAAGCGCTTCCTTGTACTCCCGGTAGGACGTGAAGACCGGTGCCGTCCGGCCGCACCAGGCGCACCCACCCAAGCCATGGCTCACCTCGTAGACGGCTACGGCGTACTGCTCCTTCTTGCACCAGACGCAGCGGGGCTGCATCACCGCTTCCCTGCTCAATCGCTCTCCCAATGTTCGGCCAGACGGAAGCTCCAGGTCGCCAGCGTGCAGCGGAAGCCCCAGTCCCCCATCCCGGGCACGTACCAGAGCACGTGCGTCACGCAGCACGCCTTCTCCAGTCCGATGAGGACTCCGCGCTGCCACCAGCTCATCCCGTTCACGGATCGCAGCGTAGCTGTCACCTAATGTCACTTCAAGCCCGGAAGGCGGTCCCCGTGGCCATCACCACCACCGCCGCCGAGGCTCACGAGCTGCTGGAGCGCTGCTACACCGCCCTGCGCGGGCGTCAGGGCGACCTCAAGATGTGGGCCGCCTACTACGACGGCCAGCACCCGATGGAGTTCGCCAGCGCCCAGTTCCGCAAGTACTGGGGCAGCCTGTTCGCCGACTTCTCCGACAACTGGTGCTCGGTGGTCGTGGACTCCAAGGCTGAGCGCCTGGTGGTCAAGGGGATCCGGGTCGGCCAGGAGAAGGCGGACAAGGAGTTCATGCGGGTCTGGCAGGTCAACGGCCTCGATGCCGACTCCGGCCTGGCCTTTGTGGACGCCATCGCCCAGAGCCGCGCCTACGCCTACGTCTGGGGCGACCCTGCCGACGACGACACCCCCGTGGTCACGTTCGAGTCCGCCCACGAGGCCATCATCCTGTACGAGCCCGGGAGCCGGCGTAAGAAGCTGGCCGGGCTCAAGTCCTGGGTGGACAACGACACCGGCACCGAATACGCCACGCTGATGCTCCCGGATTCGATCTGGAAGTACGAGCGCAACGCCTCCAAGGTGCTGGAGCGCCCGGCCCAGCTCGGTGGCTCCGTTGCCGGCGGCAGCGCGCTGACCTGGAGCGAGCGCACCATGGCCAGGGGCGAGGGCCCGGCCCTGGAGGAGAACCCGCTGGGCGAGGTGCCCATGACGGAGCTGCCCAACCGCGCCCGCCTGGC